TGGGATCAGGTTTATACCCAACCATTGCACAAGTTCTTCAAGGCTGGTGCCGTTAAAGGCAAAACTGAAGCGGCATTCTTCCCACCGTGGGTTAATTACGGTTGGCCGCAGGTAGAAACGCTAACCCGTCATCGTTGGTACAAGTCACCTGATGTTGGTGACCTAGGTATTGCCTCACCTTATGTGCAATGGCGCAATATTTGGCAGCAGACTGAGGCGCTGACACGTTACCGTTGGCTGCACGCGCCTGAAATTGGTGATCAAGGTATTGAATCCCCGCTCATCAACTGGTTCAACCAGGGTTGGGATCAATATACCAGTCAACCAGTTCACCGTTGGTTCAAGTCACCAGATGTGGGTGACGCGGGCAACGAGGCTGTGTTTGTTTTCATACCGCCACCGGCAGTAATCTCAGGTTGGGATCTACAGAAGGATCTTTATGCTAGGCCCAAGCGTACAATGTCGGCCCTCAAAGGGCGCTCTGAGTTTGCCTTCTTTGACCCCTGGGTCAACCTCGGCAGTGAACAAGCTTATGCTCACCTGCCGCACCGCTTCTTCAAGTCACCTGAATTTGGTGACAGCGGCATTGAGCGGCCTTTCATACCGCCTACCCCGCCTGCGGTGTGGTGGGATATGCAGGCGTGGCAACCACGTCATAAATGGTATGCAGCACCTGAGTATGGCGACCAGGGAATTGAATTCCCATTCATTTACTGGCGCAATTTTGGTTGGGAAATTCAGCCGCCGCAACCGCCATCAGCCGCGCTCATCCATGGCCGCATGGCTGGTGGCCTTATGCGGGGTGATGACGGTAACCAAGCCACATATATTTTCTGGTTGCCGGTTGGTTGGGAAGTTCAGCCGCCGCAACCGCCATCTTCATCACTCATCCACGCCCGTGCTGGTGCAATCATGCGCGGTGATGATGGTACTGAAGCGGTCTACATCTTTGTGCCACCGCCAGTAGTGACAGGCTTATTCATGCCAGGCCTCTTTGGTGCTACTACGCATGTTGGCCGCGCTGGTTATACACCAGAGCCAAATCCCTAATGGTTTTCCGCGTAGAGCCGTTTTTAATTGGGCTTGTTGTAACGCCTGGTATGCTTATGGCACACCCTATCAATACCCAAACAGCTTCTTACACCCTGCAATCCTCTGACTGTTCTGAACCTGAAACTTTTGTGCTGATGAACGTGGCCAGTGCCAATACGGTGACAGTTAACACAGGTGTATTTTCTGCTGGGTGTCTTATCAATGTTATTCAGATAGGTGCAGGGCAAACGACTATTGTTGCAGGTGGTGGCGTCACGCTCAACTCAGCAGGCGGCGCATTGGCCATTGGTGGTCAGTATCAAGGCTGCACTATTCTTATGACCAGCGGTAGTGCAGGCGTAGTAACGGGGTCATTGGCATGATTAGAGTTTTTCTGGCGCTCATATTGGCGTGCTTTGGCTTATCAGCCGATGCACAGATGGTGCCGTTCCCGCCGCTGTTTAGGGTATTTACCCCGCTGCATCTCTATTACATCGCGGCTAGCGGCTGTAACGATGCCAATGCTGGGACTAGTCCGGGGTCGCCATGGTGTACGCCAAACCATAGTGTTGTTTGCGGTGACGTTATCATTGCAGCGGCTGGGGATTATTCAACGACAATAAATAGTGCATTTCCTTTTGGAACCGTGTCAAGTTGCCCATCCGTCAGCGGCGGTATTGATGGGACTGGCGGAATTTATTTTGCAACCGTGTTGTGCGGCGGTACTGACGTAACGGCTTGCCACGCGACTTTCACCAGCACCGGTTATGCCATTGACGTTGCCGCCAGCAATTGGGCGGTCGAGGGTTTTCAGCTTACCGGCAATAGCGGTAAGGGTGCATTCCACGTCAATGGAGTATCGACTAGATATCATCACATCGCTTTCATCAATGATGTCGCGTTTAATGTCGGTATCGGATTTGTTGCAGAAGATGACGGGGTAAATCATTCCGTTCCCGGCACGATCGCCTACGATTACGTCGCCTACATTGGCAATATCGCGCAAAACGCTGAGCAAAATACGGTCTGCACCGCAGCCATGGTCATGGTGGCCCCGTCTTTCATCGATACCAACCCTGGCACTCATTTCCTGATGTATGGCAACTTCTCATACAATCATCCAAGTAATGGATGCAGTAGTGATGAAGAAGCCTTCATGTTTGATACGTTCGACGCCCATGGCGTCACCAACCAAGCCGTGATGCTCAATAATATCGGTTGGAGCGCCTATCGGTTTGGCATGCATAATTTCGTACAGAGCAACAATTCGGTTGCCGGTTTGCATGTTTATATCGAGAACAACACACTGGTGCACAACAATGTGTTGAATGGCGGCGCTTTCGGCGACTTGAATATCCAGGTCAATTCCAATACCGGAATTGCCCCGACCTTTCTGGGTATCAAGAATATTGGACAAACTACGGTTTCAACAGGATGCGGTTGGAATGTTGGCGGAACGGATAGCACTACCATCGCCAATATCACTGTCGGTCAAACCGGCAGTGAAAATATCCTATTTGCCAGCGGTGGCGGCACTGCCGAGTGCCCCAATCAGGGGTTCGTATTTGGTCCAAATTTCCAGACTGATCCGCTTTTTGCCAATCTTACCGACCTGATAACAAATAGATCGGGGGCACCCAGTTGTGGCGGATTTGTCACTACTACCGCCTGTATGGGATGGAATACGCAGACCCGTGCGTTGACTACTCTATCGCCAATTGGCGATTTGCAGGCGAGTTGTGGCAATTGTGCAGGCAAGGGCTATCAGAAACCCAGCACGACCTGTGTCACTAGCGGTCCCTATAACGACCTATATCCCACTTGGCTCAAAGGCATTGTCTATCTGCACTGGAACTCTGCTCAATCGCAAGTGCAGCAGCGCTTTGATTTAGTAACCCTGCCGTGCGGTCTGTAAATGCCGATTGGCATACCAGTTACTCTTGTTACTGCTCCCGGCAGTCTGACCGGTTATGCCGGTGGGGCATCAAGCGTAAATGATACGGCCGCGGTAAATGTTCCTGCCGGGTCGCTTATTGTTTTGTATCTTCAGAATGGAAGTGGTTCGGCAACAATCACATCAGTCACTGATAGCAACGGCAACAGCTATTCTGTCACAAATAATACGCCAGCGTCCTTCACGGGCATGGCCGTCGCTTCTACGATTACGACGGCACAACTTAATAGCGGTTCAACTTGGACTGCAACAACGAGCGGCGGTGTTTGGTTTCTATTAGCGGCATGTTATGCGACGGGTATTATATCGGCAACGCCTGATGCAGCTTCTTCGTTCGCAAATAATACGACGGGAGCGGCAACGACGACGACAGGAACGCTGGCTCAGGGTAGTGAGATCGTTCTTGGTTTTCTTGGCACTGGCGGTTCTTTTACTACTTATACCGAGTCTGCCGGGTTCACTAGCGTTACGCGATCCAATGGTGCGGGAGTAAGTCTCGCTTATGATATTGTCTCATCGAATACACCGGTCACTTTTGCGCCCACATATACATTAACGACTCAGAATTGGAGAATTTTTGCCACTGCCTTTCTGGGTCAAATTACTGTTGCTGCTACTGGTGGCGGATTTTTCACAACGGAGTGGTAAATGGCTATAACCAGTATTGGTGCAATTTACGCCACTAAGAGCAGGCTATTGCAGCGTGTCTACATTCCGCATGATGATGACAGCGAGATTGAACAACAACATCGTCATCCCGGTGAAACTTTGCTGCGGGTGCCAATAGAAACCTACCGCAGTGGGGGCGCGCCCGCCGTGCAGGCTTTAATTGGCACGCCAGCACACGACGGGCGCTGTATAGTTCGTCACAAAATTACCGGTGAGATTTTGGATCGGATCATTGCGGACCCTGATATTTATCGCCATCCGGAAGGCCATCACGTTGTTCTGGATCGCTAGATGGGCCAGACGGTATTCACTGCGTCGAATGCTGCATGGCCAACACCGAGTGATTGGAACAACGCCAACAATTTCATCGAAGGCATAGCGGGCGGCGGCGGCGGCCAAGATGATAGTGGGGGCAATGGCGGCGGTGGTGGTGGTGGTGCCTATGGCAAGGCTGTCAATCAAACTCTTGCGGCAGGAAATTGTAACGTCACGGTAGGGGCGGCTGGAGGAGCTGGTACTGGTACTGGTAACGCTAGCGCTGGCGGTGCCACAAGTTTTAAAAATCCCGCCGCTACAACGCTCATGTCCGCCAATGGTGGCGGCGTTGACACTGGCGCTGGTGGCGCTGGTGGCACGACGGGCACTGGCTCAACTGTATTTGCGGGCGGCGCGGGCGTATTCAACAGCACACATAGTTCTGGCGGCGCAGGCGGCGGAGCGGGCGGCCCAAATGGCACGGGCGGCGGTGGCGGCACTGGCGCGAGCGGTACGGCTAGCGGTGCTGGCGGTGGCGGTGCTGGTGGTGGTACAGGCGGCGGTGCTGGTACAACGGGTGTCAGTGTCGGTGGCGCGGGTGGCAACAACCACGCTGGCAGCGGCGCCGGTGCAGGCGGCTCTTCGGCTGGTGGTGCCGGTGGTGCTGGTACGGGCGGCGGCGGTGGTGGCGGCGGCGGCGAGTCTGGCGGGGCGTCAGGCGCTGGTGGCGCTGGATCGACTGAGGACGGCACAACTTATACGCCATCGTGGACGTCATCCACCAATGGTTCCGGCAGCGGTGGAGGAGGACCAGCGGGTGGGGCCGGTACGGAACATGCGGGATCAACAGGTGGGAATTATGGTGGTGGCGGCTCTGGAGGAAGCTTCGTCTCAGCAGGCGCCAATGGCGGCGCGGGCGGCGCGGGCATTGTTGTCGTCACTTGGACGCCAGGAGCCGTTGTTGGCCCGGTTTATTTAACTGCAACCGGTTTCGTTGAAAGTGAGTTCTGATCATGGCAAAAACGTCATACTATAGTACTGTCCCGCGTGTACCACCTAAGAAGATAGCGGACAAGAACCCTATTGGCAGCGTTACGTTTGGCGCTGGCCCGCCCAAGATGGTACCAGAGAAACCCGGGACCATCAGGGGTTTGGGTGAGAAGCCGCAGCCGCATCATTATGGTCATGGTGTTCATGCCCGTCATGGTCATTTGCGTGTCTCCTTGCATCCTCATGCCCATCAGGTAGGCTTGAAAACGCCCCATGTGGCCAAACCACCACCCGCTGGCCATCCGCGCAAGCCGCATGGGCTGAAAATACCAAAGTTGCCTGAATGAAGGATGTCTGTCCGCACTGTGGGCAGCCGTTACCCCCTAAACTGCATATGACCGGTAGAGAGAGGCGAAAATTGGTTGAAATTTTGGTACGCAGGCCTGATGGCATCACGCGGCAGGATCTTGCGGATTTGGTTTATGCTGACGACCCTGATGGCGGCCCTGACAACACTTTTGCAATTTGCCAGTTAGTATATCAAGCGCGGCTGCGACTGATCCCACAAGGTTATACCATTGTGTCAAACCGTGGCCCCGGTGCACGTTACCGGCTGATCAAAAAAGGGACTTAAATTGTCAACATGCCATGATTGCCCAGATGTGCCGCACGGTGTCAGCAGGCACCTGATTGAGAAGTATATGCGTGATCATCAGCTCCTAAGGCTGGTGCACCGGGTTAGGAAGTTAGACCATGAACATGATTTGCCTTATTTGGCTGGCTACAGTACCGATGGGCAAACTATATACATTGACAGACATCTACCAAAAACCTTGCATACAGAGCATGACGGCAGACATCATACCTTTGACCCTGTACCGTTCCTACAAATTCATGAAAGTTGGGAAAAAGCTTTGATTGATCATTTTGGCTGGAAGTATGGCCCGGCGCATCAGGTAGCTACAGCCATTGAACACCGCGCGGTTCTTGGCCATGGCATCCCAATTCATGTTTATGACGGCAAAGGCTCAGAACTATACAAATATATCAAGGCTGATGAGCATGAGAAGCTTAAGAAGGTTCCTAAAGACCTTGATTTAACGCCCTACCATACTGATCACCGTTTGCTTAATAAACTTGTCAATGCCATGGGACGTGCGCATGAAAAGCATCAAAGTTGAGGCGCTGAGGAAGCGCCTGCCACACCCCCATGCTGATGGCGTTTGGGCACGCAAGGAGAACCTTACCCCTGAACAGAATGGCCGCCGCCTGACCGGCCTGTTCAAAACTTGGGATGTGTGGGAACGTAAGCACAGAGGTGAAAACATCATGTCAACCAAAGAAAATGAACGACGTAGGTTCCGCAGGCGGCTGCGCCTCAAGGAAGGCGTGGCGCTTCAGGCCCGTGAAGTGCAGGAAGTTGCCCGCAAATACGCCAGGGCTACCATGGAAATGATTGCTGAAATAGCTGGCAATCCTACGGAACGGGCCGCTGACCGTATAGCCGCAGGCAACGTGCTGCTTGACCGTGCCTATGGCAAAGCTAATCAAACCAACACCAACGTACACGTGGACAACAATGGCAGGCTTACCGAAATCAGCTCAGGCGAACTCACAACGCGAATTGAAGAAACTATTAGGGCAATTGAAATCACAACAAAACGAACTGTCAAAAAGGAAGAGAGCGGAAAGCAGCTTGTTGACTTACGCAAGCGTGATGACGATACCGGGGGCTCCACATTCCATTGACCTTGATGATGACAAGGAGAACTTCCTGCCCATCCTCACGGCTTTTGGGGCGCATCACCTGCTATGGCTGGAATGTTTGCAGAAGGTTGAAGATGGAGAGATCAAGCGGCTTATGGGCCTTATGCCCCCCGGGAGTGCCAAATCCACCTATTCCAGCGTGGTATTTCCTACGCACTTCCTTGGAAGGTTCCCTGAGACGTCCATCATCGTGGCGTCATATGCCAGTGACCTACCCAAAAAGTTTGGCAGACGCGCACGTGCCATGGTGCAACAACCCCTGTACAAACGCATCTTTAATACGGAGCTGAGCGCTGAATCTTCAGCCGTTGATGAATGGGCCTTGATGAACGGCAGTGAGTGGAAGGCAGCGGGCATCCTGACCGGCATTACCGGTCACCGTGTTGATGGCATTGTATGGGATGATTTGATCAAGGGCCGTGAGCAGGCTGACAGTGATATTATCAGGCAAAAGACTTGGGAGGCTTATATTGATGACCTGCAAACCCGCCGTAAGCCTACCTCATGGGAAGTTGGCATCACTACGCGCTGGCATGAGGATGATATAGCGGGGCGGATTTTGCCCCTGAACTATGAAGGTGAGAGCGGTTGGATCAAGGGGCAAGATGGCAATGATTGGTATGTATTATGCCTACCTGCTGAATGTGACCGTCTTGATGACCCTTTGGGGCGTAAGATTGGTGACATCCTTTGGCCTGAATGGTTCACCAAGGAGTTCTTTGCACCTTATAAGCGCCAGGCCAGAACTTGGTCAGCGCTCTACCAGCAAAAGCCAGCGCCGGAGACTGGGACCTACTTTGAGGCTGATTGGCTGAGGCCTGTTGGAAGCCTACCGGACCGTGACACGCTCAGCGTGTACGGGGCCAGCGACTACGCCGTGGCGGCGGATGGCAATGATTATACTGTACATATTGTGGTGGGACTTGATCCGCGCAATCACATTTACGTGCTTGATATATGGCGCGCTCAGGCTAGCTCAGAGCGTTGGATTGAGTCCCTGTGTGATTTAATTGAAAAGTGGAAGCCGCTAGGGTGGGCTGAAGAGACTGGTCAAATACGCGCCGGTATAGGGCCATTCCTTGATAAGCGCCTGCGTGAGCGGCAATTGTGGGTAGTCAGGGCTACCTTCCCCAGCCGGGGTGATAAGGCAGTGCGGGCGCAGTCAATCAGGGGCCGTATGGCCATGGATGGCCTTTGGGTCCCAACCAGCGCCCCATGGTACCCTGAGTTCAAGAAAGAACTGATGGCATTCCCCGCAGGCAGGCGTGATGACCAAGTTGACGCTTTGGGCCTTATTGGCCAGGTACTGGATAAGATGGTCGCTGGTACTAGGGTTGAGAAGGAACCTGAAAACATCAAAATCATCTCAACTGACGCAAAAACCTGCACCGTGACCCTTGAAGACCTATGGAACAATGAAGATCAGAAGCTGCGCAGATGGGGTCATCGACCGCTTAGGATTCAATAATGGCTAAGAGAGAACTTGACAAGCTTGCTGGCCGTAACGGTGGCCTGGAAGGACGCCGCCTGGCCAAGCATTGGATGACGCAAATAGACCAACTGCGTGACAACAGTGAGTACAAGCGCTGGGCCAAGCGGGGAGATACTATTGAAAAGCGCTACCGTGATGAGCGCAACCGCGTTGATGAAGAGGGTCAGCGCCGTTACAATTCATTGTGGTCAAATACTGAAATTTTGCGCCCCGCTTTGTATGGCCGCCAGCCGTTGCCGGTGGTGGAGCGGCGCTTCCGTGACCGTGACCCCATAGGCCGCAACGCCGCCTCCATGCTTGAGCGGGCGCTGCGCAATGAAATTGAAATCAATGGCTTTCATGAAGCCATGTTGCAGGCAGTGGATGATTACCTGTTGCCGGGGCGCGGTACGTTGTGGATCCGCTATGAGCCTGAGATTGAAGAAGGTACATCTTTGCCGCCTGAAGTTCAGACTGACATGCGGGATACCTATGGCAGGCTGAATGCTGACGAGCAAAATGAAGTAACCGGTACTGATACCAGCCCGCCCGGTGAGCGCCGTAAGCGTGACCGGCTGCACCTCAATGAACCTGAGGAACCTTCGGCTGAGGAGGAAAAATTACGTGAAACCGGTGACCGTATTGTCAGGGAATCAGTGCCAATTGATTATGTACCGTGGCAGGACTTTTTCACTCTGCCAATCCGTTGCCGTGTTTGGAAGGAAGTGACCACGGTAGCCAAGCGGCACTACATGAGCCGTGACCAAATGCGCAGGCGCTTTGGCAAGGAGATTGCTGACAAAATACCGCTGATCAAGGATGACCGTGGGCAACGGGTGCAATATACCACGCCGTTGCAGGCGCTGGATGATGATAAGGGCCAGGTTTTTGAAGTGTGGAACCGCCTTGATACGACGGTTTATTGGGTGGGCCATGGTTATGAATATTTGATGGACCGTGAAGAGGATCCTTTAAAGCTTGAGAACTTCTTTCCGTGCCCCCGGCCGCTTTACGCCAACCCCACCAATACCACTTTGGTTCCTGTGCCTGATTACATTCAGTATCAGGACCAGGCCATTCAAATTGATGAGTTGACGCAGCGCATAGCCATGCTGACGCGGGCCTGCAAGATTGCAGGCGTGTACAACGCCGCAGCCAAGGCAATGTCACGGCTGTTCAATGAGAGTGTTGAGAATGAGCTTATCCCTGTTGATGATTGGGCGGCCTTTGGCAAGGAAGGTGGGGGCATTGAGGGTAATTGGTCCCTCATGCCGGTGCAGGAAATCATTGCCGTCGTCAATGAGCTTATTCAGGCCCGCCAAAAGGTCATGGAGGATATGGACCGGCTGACCGGTATCAGTGACATTATGCGGGGTACCAGTGATGCCCGTGAAACCCTGGGAGGTGTGCGTTTAAAGCACAATACGACTGGTACCCGCCTCACTAGCCGACAAAATGAAATTGCTAGGTTTGCCCGTGATACGGTCAGGCTGATGGCTGATGTGATGGCTAAGCATTTCAGCCCGCAAAGCCTGATTGAAGCTTCCGGTGCGTTATATGAAGAAGGGCTTGGCCCCAAGGACATGCCTTCACTGACGGCGCTGCAAGGACCTCAGGCGACCTTGCCGCCGCCGCCTCAGCAGGCTCAAGGCCAAGCCCAACCAATGCCGGGTGCGCCGCCCAACCCGTCCCCCGTGCAAGCGGCCCCCGGCACGCCCCCTGGCTCCCCTGGCCCTGCTGCTCCCTCGGCGGCAGGGCAACCCCCGCCAATGGCACAGGGGGGCAACGTGGTGCCGTTTAGGCCCCAGGGGGCACCTCCACCCCAGCCGCAAATGGGCGCACCAGCGGGCGCGGCCAGCCCTATGGCGGGCATGCCAGCCCCCATGCAGGGTCAAATACTGCCGCCGCTCCCGCCTGAGTTGCTGGCGCAGTTTGATGCAATCAAACGTATCAGTGACGCCATCAGCCTCATTCGTGATGAGAAGCTGAGGGGCTTCCGCATTGATATTGAAGTTGACAGTACAATCTTCCCTGATGCGGCACAGGAGAAGCAGGATAGAACTGAGTTCATCACTGCCACTACGCAGTTTTTAGAGACATCAATGCAAATGGGTCAGGTTTTCCCTGAAGTAGTGCCGCTGCTGGGCAAGATGCTGCAATTTGGCGTGCGTGGCTACAAAGTAGGCCGTGATTTGGAGGCGGCTATTGATGATTTTGTGGATCAGGCCCCGCAAATGATCCAGCAAAAGATGCAGCAGGCCGCTCAGAACCCCAACCCTGAGCAAATGAAAGCTCAGGCTGACATGGCTAAGATCAAAGGCAATATGCAGATCCAGCAATTGAAGCATCAGGGTATGATGGCCAAGACCAAAGCTGATGCTCAGGCTATGCAGATGAAAGCGCAAACTGATACGCAAAAAGCCCAGGCTGAAGTTGAGCATGAAAAAATACAGCAGGCGGGTGAGCAGCAAATGGCTCAGGCTGAAATTGCATCTAAGCAAATGGAAATTGAAATCAAGAAAATTGAACAGCAGATGCAAATGATGCAGATGCAAATTGAGCAGGTGAAGATGCACCAGCAAGCTGCATTAGGCCAGCAAAAAATACAGCATGAGAATGTCAGGATGCAGCATGAGCAGCATCAGTTTGACCGGCAGTCAGCCATGGACCAGCAGCATATGCAGCATGAGCAACAGATGGATGAACGGCATATGCAGCATGAACAGGCTATGGGTCAGCAGCAGATGGTGCATGAGCAGCAACGGGCAATGCAACCGCAGCCTAAACCTGCTGGGCCAGCCAAACCGGGTTACTGATGGTCTTTAACCCGCAAGTCAGCCCCTATGACAATACCAGCAGTATTGTTCTGCCTGCTTTGTGCAATGCTGTTAATAAGCTGGTTACAACAACCGGCTATACATATCCAGGGCTTGGGACTGGTGGTACGGTTACGCAATTAACTAGCATCACGACCCCGGTCACGCTCAATACTATGTGTGGGCAGATCACAACAGTCAGCAATGCCTTTGTTAACAGCACCTTATACACATTCGTGGTCAATAATAGCTTGTGCACCATAACTGATTGTGTTGTGGTCAACATTACAGATACCAATCAATTTCTTGTTTGGGCTATCCCGCAAAATGGCTCGTTTAATATCTCAATATTCCCGCTCACGACTGCTACTGGCCCAGCGGTTCTGACCTTTGCAATCATAAAAGTGGTGACTAGCTAATGACAACCTACGTTTACCGAGAGGGCGTGTTGGTCCCTAAGCACTTGGCTGAACCACGGTTCACGGCCAATGCTGCACCCAATGTGATCAGCGATATTATGCCTGAAACCAGGCATATGGCCAACAACAAGCATTACACATCTAAGTCAGAATTCCGTAAGGCAACCAAAGCAGCGGGTTGCATTGAAATAGGGAATGAGACCGCCACTTTGCTAAAGCCTCGGCAACCTGTTACTATGAACAGGACTCAGCGGCGTGAGGATATCAAAAGGGCAATTTACCAACTGCGCAACAAGTGAGGAGTAAGTTATGGCTGAAGTAGAGCAGAATGTTGAACAGCAGGAACCCGCAGCGCCGCCGCCGCAGGAATCACCGCAACGGGAATCACCGCAGCGTGACGGCCCAGGTAGTGGCCGCAGTTCCATCCGCAAAGACCTTGAGAAGGGCTTTGAAGATCAACGCCGGGCGCAAGCCCCCACTGGCCGTGATGAAAAGCAACGTGACCGTGACCGTGGGACAGGCCGTTATACCAGCCGCGCACGACAGGAGGCTGAGGAACCAGCAGAAGCACCGGCAGAAGGTGCCGAAGCTGAAGGTCAGGAAGCTGCCGCTGATGTGGCTGCGCCCGAAGCTTGGTCACGTGAGGCCAAGGCTGAATGGGCCAATGTGCCGCAAGCCGTACAACAGGCTGTCCTGAAACGTGAGCAGGACAGTGCCAAAGGCGTAGAGCAGCTCCAAGCCAAATACCGTGATATTGATGCTGCCTTAACCCCGCGTCATCAACTTATTCAGCAAACCGGTCACACGCCAGCGCAAGCCGTCAACCAGCTTTTCCTGTGGTTTGAAGCGCTAACCGCAGATGTTGAGCGGGTGAAGCGTGGCATGCCAGTGCAAGCCTTCCCTGCTTTGGCACAATCATTTGGGCTAGACCCGCGCATTGCCTACGCGGCCTATGCCCAACCGGCGCAGTCACAACAGGCGCAGACGCAACAACGCCCTGCTGCACAAGGCGATGGAGCTGCTGCCCCGGCTGCGCCGGAAGTTCCACAGCAAATCCCTCCACAACTTCAGGAATGGTGGAATGGGCAATTACAGCAACTAGGGAATGTCCTAGGTCAGCGCTTTGGCAGCATTGAGCAACAGATGCAGGCGCAGGGTTTGGCCAAAGCCAACGAGGTTCTTGATATTTGGTCCAAAGGCAAGCCGTACTTTGAGGATGTGCGCATGGCCATGGCGCAATTGTTGCAGAATGGTATGGTTCCAGCACTCCCCAATGGCAACGCTGACCTTGACAAAGCCTATGACATGGCGCTCTATGCGCTTCCTGATGTTAGAGCTAAGGTATTAGCTGACCAGCAAAAGGCTGCTGATGCTCAGCGTAAGGCCAAGGATGCTGCTGAGCGTAAGGCACAGCAGGAACAGGCTGACAAGGCGCGGCGGGCTGCGGTAGCGTTAAGCCCAAGTGCCCCCGGTGCCCAACCCCAGCCTGAACGTAAGCGAGGTAAGTCAGTGCGTGAGAGCCTTCAGGAGGCAATTGAAGAAGCTTCAGGAGCACGACGCTAATGGATCCTCAAACTATTGCTCAGCTACTTGCTCAACGATCGGGGCAGATGGGCCAAATGGGGCCTGCCGTGTCGGGGATGGGCCAAGGTTTAGGCCAGCTAGGTGCAATGGCAGGCCAACAAATGGGGCAGGCCAACCCAGCACAAGTTAATGCACTGATGAACCTTATGGGCCGTGCACCGCCCGGTGGTGGGTTCAATCCAGTTCAAAATTCAATGGGGCCATACCCAACACGTACTGGGGGTGCCCCAATGCCAAACTTTACCGCAACAGGTGGGCTGCCGCTTGAGCAATATCCGCCTGGTGCCAATCTTGGTGCGTTGAGATAGTATAACGCCTCACAGGGCGTAGCGTTCAAATCAGTGGCTCCAGCCACACCCGGCATCAGTACCCCAGCCAGGACAGGCGCGCTGGGCGAACCATGCGGCAGGTGGTGCTACTTCACAATAACGGTTAGGGATACAAAAGGAGAATGCTATGGCGTTCCCCAACCTTAGTGAAATCGTCACCACTACGCTGCGTAACCGTACAGGCGAACTGGCTGACAACATGAGCCGTAACAACGCAGCGTTGCTGCGTCTTTCACGGCGCGGCAATATCAAGACGTTCAGCGGTGGCCGTACTATTGTACAAGAGCTGAACTATGCAGATAACCAGACCTATCAATGGTACTCTGGTTACCAAACCCTCAATGTGGCACCCAGCCAAGTGTTCAGTGCGGCTGAGTTCCCCAT